CAAATGGTTAAAGCAGGTTCGATTCCTGTATGGGGAACTATTGACACAACCGTGTCAATATAACAGAGGAGGAAAAATGAATAATTCATTACCTGTAATCAATGGCTATAAAGTCATTTCAGTAATACCTGCATTAAATAATCCTGATTATGTGATTGTTTGTGTAAGCGTTGACAAAGGTCATCCACATAGAGATAGATCTTATGTCGTTGCTACATGGTGGGAAGGTGAGGACTACTGGCATGATGGCGAGTATGACTTATATTTCAGTGATGCTTTACAGAGAGCAGGCGAGAGGGCAAAAGCTCCCTTTGGTCGTAAGTTCTACGAAGAGAACGCCACGCTCGTAAATGAGCAGGCAGAAATTCGTGTAAACCAAATTATGTCCAAGCTGGCAGAAGTTCGCCCAGTTATTAAAATGGATAGAAAAGGGCAATACATCGCATAACGCTTTGTCCCCAGAATGGTTGTATCTAGGTTCGATTCCTAGACTGGGACTATTGACACATCCGTGTCAATAAAAACAAATGAGGAGGAAAAACTCATGGGAAATAGAGCAGTAATAACTTTTCAAGATGGAAGTCTTGAAGAGTTAGATAATTCACAGGTTGGCATTTACTTACATTGGAATGGTGGTATTGAGTCCATTGAAGGTTTTTGCATGTCTGCAACCAGATTAGACATCAGTGAGCCATCTAGGTTCATTCAGATGTTGGGTAACTGGTTCAAGGGACACCTGAGTGTCTATGTAAACACAGTCGGGAGACTTGACTGTGACAACTATGACAACGGTGTTTATGTGTTAAACCGATACGGTGACCAGAAATGGAATATCGTCAGACGTTTTCATGTTCCAGATCGTCTGGGAAATGGTTTTGACGTAAAGTTGTCAAACCATGACCATAACGTTTTGGCAATGGCTAACGAGTGCTACACAAGCTCTCGTGATTTCTTCAAAAAAGATAAGCTCGTATCAGTATGAATGACCTATCTTTTGATGAAAGCAGGCTTAAGACAATAATGGATATGCCTATCAAAGAGTTACACGAGTTGGTTGAATGGAATGTTTCTTTAATCAAACGTGGAGACTTGAGTGGTGGAGATATGAGCCCATTAGTGGAACTTAGAAGAGTAGCTGAAGTTATGCTCCTCTTTCATGGCACTAATGTAAATACCCAACACCCAAGCACAGGCTACTAACCGCCTGTCCCCTTAACGGTTTTAGTGCAGGTTCGATTCCTGCAAAGGGACGCTTGACACATCCGTGTCAACAAATAAAAAGAGGAGGAAAACCTTAATGCGAGTAATAACAATAACAATACCTGACAAGTGGTCGGATGTGAAAGCAGTAGACCACCTTGTTGATGAGTTCCAAAGTGAATTTGGACACTTATGTAATGGGGAAGATGAGTGGACAGACAGGACCACTGAAAAATTATCAGTTACAGTACTGATTAAAGATAACTTTGATCCGACTTTAGGATCAGACCTCACAGAGGCGGTTCAAGATTTTGAACAGGTGCTTGCCTCACATTTTGAGGTGGAAACACCATGAAATTTTACTGCGATGTAAGCGTCATGTTTGAAGTAGCTGAAGTTATCGAAGTGGATGCTGGAGATGAACATGAAGCCTATGATCTGGCTTTAGCACAATTAGAAGGCTTGTACGCAGAGCCTGATTATGCTACTGAAACCAGTAGGCAAATTACCCAAACATCAGAAGGATGAGAGGAGAGCTTAGATGCCGAATTATGAAGTGGGAGTTCATCTCACATATTATGGGACTGTGAATGTGGAAGCTGACACCTCTGAAGAAGCGTTGCGAATGGTTAAAGCGTCAAACCTTGATCCTGTTGACATCGCTACCAGTTATGAAAATGGTGAAGCGTCATACTACATCAGAGGGTACACAACACAGGGAGAGGGCTAAATGCTTGAAACAATACTGACTGAATCAGATGAGTTCCCTGATGAACTTATTAAAAATGATGATGGCACGTTTACTGTTTTATCTTTCAACATTCATTACGAAGAAAGCGATTACGTAAACTTTGTTGTTTACCATCACCACTTTCAAGAAGAACCTGACTGGATGAATTGGCAACTCAGTGACGAGTTTTCTGATGATGCAGTTGTAAGGGTTTACAGGATTCGTAAAGACAGCATTAATTAGTTAGGTAGCCGTTAATGGTTAATCTGGGTTCGATTCCCAGAACGGCACGATTCGCAAATAGCGAATTAGTTGACACAACCGTGTCAATTTCTCAACACAGAGGAGGAAATACTATGAGTGAAGGTTTTGTATTAGATACACCTGAACAAATAGAAGTTTACAGACTTTTGTCAATACGGACGGCTCTCAAGCTGGAAGTAGAACGAGGTCTGAAAATGACTAAAGGTAATCAAGCTCTCTGGAGAGCTGAAGAAGTTTTAGAACTTTATGAGCGTCTCCCAGAAGGTCGTCTTACCAAAAAGAAGGCTCTACGTTTGATAACTACTCTTTTAGAGGATTTAACAATTCTTGACAGAGGTGAGTCAAATGACTGACAAACATTTAGAACAGTTCGTTATTGAGGAAACTGATAGCGATGAAGAAGCTCAAAATCTTCGTGATGGTAGCGATTACCAAAAATTCACAGAGGAGGGCTAATGCTTACATGCGACACCTGCCAATGTGCAGAAGATCATAAAGGTGACATTCAAAAGCATTTAGGACAGAACCTTTGCTATGACTGTTTCTTAGATAGAGATGAGGACTAATGAAATATAAAATTAGAGCCACCTTTGAAGTCACGTTTGACACATCCAAGTCAAACCACTTAGAAACCCCATTGCTTGATACTACTGCAGATCAACTAATGGAAGAGTGGTACGTGGAAGCAACAAACGCTCTATCTGAAAAGATAGTGCCTAATTTAGTTGGTCATCAGATCCAGCTTGTGGATTACAGGCTTGATGCCATTCAATAAAATGGATACCCCTAACGGTTCAATCGAGGTTCGATTCCTCGTAGGGGACGATTGACACGAACGTGTCAATATATAAAAAAGAGGAGGTAAATCAATTTTGATTAAACCAATGTCATGGTTAATCACTAATTGGAGAATTGTGTTATTTTTAATAGTTGCCTTAGCTGTCTTAGGAATAGCTGGTACGCTAGACAAGGACTACACATGCTCTCTAGATGGGGTGATTTGCACATGACAACTACAGCACAGACTCACATTGTCAAAAAGAACGTTATTTATTTAAGTAGTTCTTCAATGATGCCAGAGTATCGAATACTCAATAATTTAGGTATTGACATCGGTGAGTCATATTACAAAATGGAGGATGCTGTCAGAAGAGCCAGACATCTCTCCCAACCTAAGCCTGACGAATAAGGAGGAAATTCAATGACTCAAACATCACGAATACATACCGCTTTAGAAGTAATGAGGCGGGATGGTTACATTCAAGAGTTCTTCAATGAGCCTAATACAAACCGTGAAGATGGTCGTAACAGGTGGTTCGTTCAAATAAACGAACGAGCCAGTTACTACCTGAACACTGGGGAGGTCAAAGCGTTTATCAATGGCGCTAGATCAATTAAGCCAGAACTTGCAGAACAGGATACATTCGTGTAGTCTGAAATTTACCTCTAGATCGGGTAAAACTATATAGATCGAGCCCTTCCGTTACTTGTTCCTCCTCGTAGCGGAAGGGTTCTTTTTTTTTGTCTTTTTTTTGACAGTCGCCTGTCAAGTCCGTGCATTTTTTTTAAGCTGGTTAAGGTGGTCAATGTGTGCAGTTGAAGTGCGTTGACCGGACAGCGATGGTCAATGTGTGCAGTTGAAGTGCGTTGATCGGACACTATTGAAGGGTAGGTAGATGATGCACAGTAGAAATAGTTGGGGAGCAACACCTCCTAAAAAAAGCAGACCATTAAAAAGTAGTCGAGTGCAAGGCGTTTGCATTCACTATGCAGGCTTCAAGATAAACCAAGACAGAAATACTATAGATTTGCTTCGTTCCATACAACGAGGACACATGAATACTCATGGGTGGTGGGACATAGCCTACAACCTAGCTGTTGATTTGAATGGTGAAGTGTGGGAACTGCGAGGATTGGAAACAGAGAATGGCGCTCAGGGTTCATTAACAATGAACCGAAGGTATGTCGCTGTCTGTGCCTTAATAGGAGACCAAGACACTACACCTGAACTGATAGAGGGATTACAGAAAGCTGTCCAGTTGTCTCGTGACAGGTGGGGACATGGTGAGATAATCCCACACTCTGCTGTAAAGAACACTTCCTGCCCCGGCAAAATTTTAAGGAACGTCATCCTAGAGGGAGGGCTTGAACCCAGTAGCGCTATGTTGGAAAAAATGAGGAATAAACTTGAACTGCGAATTGGAGACACAGGAACTGATGTTGCTCGCTTGCAAAAATTTCTTCAGCAGAAAGAGGATGGTATATTCGGCTTAGAAACTGAAGCCAGACTGAAAGCTGTTCAACATTTCTTCATGCCTCATCTTGGTGAAGCTGATGGCGTAGCCAATGAGAGAGTTATGACCTTCGTGGCATTTGCGGAGTCTCTTAAATAGGTATTGCACACCTTGTCACTTAGCTATTGTATACTGGGTGAATGCAGATACAAGCTCCAGAACCACCAAACTCTTATGACGAAATCTGTGGTCTCCATGAGGTAGGCTACAGCGTGTTAGAAATCTCTCGAATAGGGGGATGGTCACGTACATGGATATACAGAGTCCACGATAAATTTGGACTAATCCCTAACCCTAAGAGAGGTAGGGCAAGACCTTTAAGCCCTGTCACCAAGCAGGCAATCCTTCTCAGATACCGTGCTGGGCTCACTGTTCCAGAAATAGTGTCACAGACCACTGCTACTATTCATCAGGTGAGATACTTGATTAAAATTAACAGACTAGTCCATATTCTATCTGGAGCGAACATTTGAAGAACAATTTAATGAGACAGTCGTTGATAAGCACGGCTATGCAGTGCGGTCAGAAACTAAAGTATGCTATAGATCCAAACATCCCTTATGGTAATGGTGTCTCTAGAGCTATAGGTACAGGTTTTCATGCTGGTCTGGAACTTTACTACAATACTAGAAAAGAGACTGGTGACGTTCATCTCCTATACATGCTTGATGAGTTTCAAGAATGTGCCACAGAAGCCTTTAAGCACGAATTAGAAATCACAGATGATTTCAACTGGATATATCAACCTAAAACCGCTTCAGAAGATGAAGTAATACTTGACAAGTTCATGTCAATCGCATTCATAAATAGAATGCTTGAATACTACTTCAAAGAAGAATGTTACTGGGATGAGAACTATGAAGTGTTAGCAGTCGAGCATACTTTCAAACTTGACTGGGAATCAGGTGTCCCTAACTGGGAACTTGGTGGGACAATGGATTTGAATTTACGAGACAACTACGGCAATATATATATCGTGGATCACAAGACAACTAAGAAGCCTCCTCGTAGTGACAAGTTCTCTGCACATAAAACTCCACAAGCAAGTTATTACATTAACGCTGTTAGACATATGCTAGGAAATCCAGATGCCGAGATTACATTTGTTTACGATGTTATCGCTGTTGAGATAGATAAGATTTTGAAGAAGCCAGTGAGAGGTAACAAGCCTCCTGTTAAACCTTTCTGGCGTATCCATGAAGAGAGAGATAAAGAACAAGTCGAAGCCACCATGCTGACAGCTAAACTCGTGGCGTTAGCTGTGGATCAGGGTGGACCATTTTTCCCTAACACGGAATCATTCCTTTGCAGTGAGGCATATTGCGATCACTGGGTAAGGTGTCCATTTGGACGTACTCAACACAAGGAGAAAGTATGAGTAGAGACAATTTAATAGTTGCTCAGACAGCATCGAAAGTTGCTGGTGAGCTTTTTCAAGGAAAGGGTGCATCTGTTCTTAACAGTGGCGATTTTGCTGCCGCTGTGGAACTTATCCATTCTACTATCCTTGATGTGGCAGGTGCGGAGACACCTCCTCAACTGTCACAACAGGAAGCGGAGGATAAAGTTATAGAGGCTTTCACTCCTCCCAGTGGTGAAGCACCAGTAAGGGTAGACCAAGATGATATTCCTGTGCCAGTCAACACAGGATCAGGTCATACCCCTGGCACTCCAAAACCTCTTCATGGTAAAAGCACTATGGTTCAGAAATGTGAAGATGCTTTTTTTCATAACCCTGACGACTGGACTGTATTCGCCTCTGGTGAAGGTTCGGTTCATGGTGGCACAAAGCCAGATCTTTCCCATAAGACCCTTGAGGTTAATGGCTACAAGATAGCAGTCTGGTTGTTTGATAGTAAGTATGGAAAACATGCTCCAGAATGGGCGTTCAAAGAAGCAGGATTTGCTGATGAATATGCGTCTTTAATAGCTGACGGTAAAATTAAACCCTAAGTGTTGAGAGACCTTCAAGAGGTCAAGGGTGAACTATACCAGTGGGCGACTTCGGATATTGTCCGAGTCCCCACTGGGTATAGTTTTTTCGATGACCTGACATCTGGGGGCATAGCTCCCGGGCAAGTGATGATCCTGTTAGCCAGAACAGGTGTAGGTAAAACATGGTGGCTTGTTAATTGGGCGGTAAACGTACCAGAAGTTCCTACAATAATTTTTTCTTTAGAGATGCACGGACGTTACATTCTTGAACGTATTTCTTCTGCATATACAAACACGCCCACAAAGACAATAGAGGAATCAATGCGAGAACACGGAGTTTCCTCTGCTGTGGAATCCACGACCTCAGATTTCCCTCTTCTAATGATTGCTGATGAACCCGATTTAGGGTTAGGTGATATGTCCGACAAGATAGAGGAATACCAAACAAAGATGGGTGTGAGTCCTCGTTTAATCTTAGTTGATTACCTAGAATTGATCCGCAACTATGGCACTAACCAGATGGACAATGTGCAGAGTCTCGGTAGGGCTTTGAAAGTTTTTGCAAGAGAGCATGATGTGGCTCTCTGTGTTCTCCACCAAGTTAAACGAGGGGAACAGAACGCTGGTCATAAACCTCTCGATTTAACAGATGGTAAATTTGGTGGTGAGGAATCAGCAGATTATGTTTTGGGAATGTATAAGCCGAGTTTGTCTCCTGACGTATCTCAAGAAACTAGGATGCTCTTAGAAAATGATATTAGGCTCCAGTTCTTAAAGACTCGAACTGGAGGAGGTATACATCCAGACGGTGTTAAACATAAATGGCATCCAGATACAGGTCGCATAGCAGAACTTGTGTTAAATTATCCATAGGAGGCAGATGAATGTCTGAACAATATATTCTTTTAGGTTTGGGAATTATACTTTTTATACTTATAGTGAAAGTTATGAGTATTTGGGTTTCAGATAGACGAATAAATGATGTGATGAAAAATCTCAATAGAGAACCTATCAATTCTTTTCATCCTGACGTACTTCGTTCTATGAGGGGGAAAAGAAAGACATGGCGAGATTAGCATTAGTTCTTTCTCTAGTTAATGTAGGCGGTTGTGCCTCACTTGACGAACTTGTGTCAAGTTTCTTTGCTCCTGAGGATCAGGATACTTTCCTAGCTGTAGCCTTTTGTGAGTCATCTGCTGATCCTAATGATTTTTATTCGACAGCGGTCAACCCTAAGAGCGGAGCCACAGGATTTTTCCAGCACTTACCGAAGTGGTGGGACGAACGTAGCAGAAAAGCCGGTTTTGAGGGTAGCAGTATCTACGATCCAGTCGCAAACGTAGCAGTAGCCAGTTGGCTTTTCTATAACCAGAATGGGAATGAAAGATGGGGAGGCTTATCCCACTGGTATCCATCAAGGCGCTGTCTCAATAGACAGGGTGTGGAGATGAGATGAATAAAGAGTTTTTAGAAAGTGAAATTTTCAATGAAGATTGCCTAACAACATTAGGGAAGATGAGAGATGACTCTGTTGATTTAGTAATTACTTCACCGCCTTACAATATGAACCTACGGATAAGAAGAAAAAGTGGTAAGGGAAAATATGAGAACGGCGCATGGGGGGAGTATTGTTCACGGCAGGTAGTCAAAGAGTTTAGTAGTAAGTATGAAGGTTTTGATGACAACTTACCTATTGAAGAATACAACGAATTACACACGAACATTCTCAAAGAACTCTTAAGGGTGTCACCATTAGTTTTTTACAATGTAGGTATTGTCACTGGCAGTAAGCGTTCAGTTTTTCAAATGATTGGAGATTTTAATGAACAGCTTAAAGAAATTATTGTTTGGGACAAGGGGCATGGTCAACCCGCAATGGCAGAACACGTTCTTAATCGCAGAACAGAACTCATATTAGTTTTTGATAGGGATGATGCCATTAGTCGGCAGTTTCTATCTAAAGGAAACTTTGAGAGAGGCACACTAGACGATCTATGGCTAATTAAAAGAGAACGAAGTAAACATACAGGTCATGGTGCTGTATTTCCTGAGAGGTTAGTTGAGATTATCTTGGAAAATTTTTCAGAAGTAGCGGACACTGTTTATGATCCTTTCATAGGTACAGGAACTACAGCGGTTGTCGCTAAAAAGCTAAACCGAAAGTTCTTAGGGAGTGAAATAGATCCAAAATTCATTAAAGTAGCAAAAGAGAGACTTAATAATGTCCAGCAACAACTTCTTTAGAGCCCCTCTAAGGGTTGTTCCAAGTGAACAACCAGAGATGACTTATTCCGAGTGGATAGCTTTTGGGGTTAAGTTTGGTTACTGCTTTGGAGTTTCCTGCACAAAGCATGGAGATACCAGTCTCTGTAATGTGACCAATAAAGATGGTACTTCCCCTTTAAGAAAGTCGTATGATTGTAAACTTGTTTTAGAATTAAGAGATCCTTGGTAATGCCAAAATTCGATAATCGTTTGAGAGACCATATAAAAGAGTCTGTGAGTATGCTTGATGCTATTCGACTGGTTGGGCTTGAGTCCCCTAACAGGCAACATAAGATAAGGTCTTTGACGAACCCTTCAGATCACACTCCTTCTTGTCATATATATAGTAGAAGTTTCGGGGATAAAGACGAGCATTTCCATGATTTTAGCACTGGAGAAACAGGTGATGTAATTAAGCTCGTCCAGTTAGCAAAAGGTTGTAGTTACGGTGAGGCTTTACAGATACTCTCAGGTCGCACCAGTGCCTTATTTACACGCCGTCCTGCGCCTGTGAAGAAAATCGAGTTGCCTGACCTTACTGATCTTTTTGAAGAGCAACCAGAGGGTTCTACGGACTCTTACGAGACCGCTAAGGGATGGGTTTCTGGTAAGTGGTCTTTCCTGACTTTAGATGACTTACTGCAGTATGGTGTAGCTCTTAAAAACGATGAAAAGTATGGGGATGTTCTTTGGATACCACATAGAGACCAACAAGGAATAGTCAGAGGGATAAAGGTACGTGATTTTCGCTCAGGGGCTAAATACTCGGTAACAGGTTCAGCTTTCTCCTCTGGACTATATACAGTCACTCCTCAAAATGTTGACAACAGTGTGTCAATAATAGTTGAGGGAGAATCTGATCTATGGTGTCTACAGAAATGGTCTAAAGGGCAAGTCGATTGCTTTGCCTTACCATCTGGAGCATCTACTTGGAGAAAAGAATGGTGTAAGACACTTGAGCGGTACAAAGTGATAATTCTTGCATTTGATGATGATGAAGCAGGCAGAAACGCCACACAGAAAGTGCTACTAGATACAGGTATAAATAGAACTGGAATACTGACACCTCCCGGTGGCAGGTTTGCAGAAGCTATAGAAGATGCAGACCAGTGGTTAGAGCCAATTATGAAATGGGCTTTCAACTCAGTTTGCAGTTCCAAAGAATTAGAGAGTTCCTCGATTATCCACAGGTAATGAACTAAAATAGTTCAATGAACAAAGCTCGTCAAAAAGGCACTCGTTTTGAGAATGAGGTTTTGGACGGCTTGAAAAATATATGGTCCGAAGCGGATAGGGCTAAAGCCGGTAATCCATCAAATGATTTTCATGGTGTACCTTTTCCTATTGAAGCAAAACATAGGAAAAGGTGGGAAATCCCAAAATGGGTTCGACTGCTCAAAGCAGTAGCTGGGGGTGACAACCGTTGGGCATTGGTTGTCGCCTCTGGTGATCGGCGTGAGGTGGACTCAATGACTTTAATGGTTGTTGATTGGGACTTCGGTCAGGAACTTTTACAAACTTGGGAGAAGAATGACCACAGCCAATAGATATACAAGGACAGAAGCCGAACGAAGGTTTGACTTTAAGAATGCTAGAGAATACGAAGAGTATGTAGCTAATCGTATAGGGGTTCCGAATTTAACTAAATTCAATGGAAAAGATGATTTAGACATTTGGGTTCCCGGATATTTCATAGAGATAAAAGAAAAAAACAACACCTACACAGAAGGTTGGCGAGTCCTAGAAGGAGTAGAAGAAAGAAATCTTTTCATTCTAGATGAGCTAACTGTCAGAAAAGCCCTACAATGGTTTCCTAATGTATTTTTTGTATTACGAGATAAAGCAGACAAAGCAGAACCAAGAGTCTTTCTTGCACCCATTTGGGAAATCATCTCGATTGATAAAGCACGACTCAATAGGGGACATACGGAAACACACACAAAAGGCAAGTGGATTATCGACCTTAGCCAATTCGTTCGGCTTGCTGATGAAGCAGATATACCTGAACTTGCTACCAGACTACTCATGGATAAAGTCTGGAAAGAGTCACAATGTCTTGGAGGTGAGGTGACTGACATAGACAGTCAAAGACGATGATGAAAACAAGCAAGTATCCACTAATAGGTTTTGCCTACAGAGCAAGAGTAGGCAAAGACACCGCTGCATACGCCTCAGAAGCTACCGCTCGTATCGCTTTTGCTGACCAGATTCGTCAACTCGCTTACCGTCTTAATCCATATATTGAATCAGCAGGTTTACGCCTTGAAGAAGGCATAGACAATGAGGGTTGGGAAAACATGAAAGCCATAGAAGAGGTAAGACTCTTCTTACAGGAACTAGGGACTAGCGCACGAGACTTAATTCATACAGATATTTGGGTTAGACCTGTTTTGAAGCAGGCAGAAATGATGATAAAAGCAGGTCATCCAGTAGCTATAACAGACGTTCGTTTCCCTAATGAAGCCGTAGCAATAAAAAGAGCAGGAGGCACACTGGTCAAAATCAACCGACCTGATGTCGCTGTTCTAGAACATCCATCAGAACATGCCCTCGATGACTGGGATCAATGGGATCTAGTCATCGACAATGACGGAACTTTAGAAGAGTTCCGTCATAAGTGTAAGGCATTGTTCTTAGATGGCTCGTGAAATACCGATTGATCCTGCTCATCTAGAAAGAAGAGCCTCAGTAGATCAAATTGATTCTGACAACAAAGAGTCAATTATAGAAGCAGTAGAAGCCTTGCCCGAACAAGACAGAGCAGTAGTTGAGTGTCTGATATGGGGCGGTATGACGAAGGTTGAATGTGCAGAACTGTTGGGCATATCTCGATCTTATGTACATAAAATATGGAGAAGGGCTCGTGAAACACTCAAATCCGTCTTGTGAATTTTTCACAGAATGGGGTCGCTGTCAGCAACCTAAATACAAAAATGATTTCTGTTCATATCATTTTAATGCACAAAATGTTGAAGGTTTTAGTCACGATAGGTTCTATCATAAAAAGATCGTTTTAGCTCAGACACTCCCTTCACATGATGTTCTTACCAATGTAGAAGTAGATGCCCTTTTTAGAGGCAGGACTAGAAACGATGGCAGAAGAACAGATTTGTATACCGTCCTATGACAGGTTTTACGGATAGGGGTGTTCCACCTCATCTAGGTTTTCATACATTTATGACCGTAGAGGAAGATGGCACGGTTAGCTCCGTTCATCAAGTGCCTGATGAAGGTTTTGTTCACGAGTGTGATCCAGAGGGTAAATGTATGTGTGGTCCACAGATGGTTATGTCTACCTTCAATGGCAGGATAATGCCAATGGTAAGACACGCTCCTCTAGATCCAGCTTATTATGAAGAAATCTTCGGTGAGGATTCATTTGACGATTTCAATGCAGATGACTATAGGGATATATTTGATCCCGATGGTGGCTTAGAAGAAATCTAGTAATTGTAAACCATAAAATTTTTTGGGGCGCTATACTGTCAGTATGCGAACTCAACGAGCAGTTATCGAATACCTGAAAGATCCCGCCAATGGCTTCAAGACAAAGAAGTCACTCTCTTCTGCTCGTGAAACCTTGTTCGCATTGGGGGATGCACCAATCAATCAATGGAACCTCTCCTCTTTGGTTGATTGGTGTCATCGTCCACTTGTCAAAGGACAAAGAGAAGGGCTGGCTCCATCTGATTCAACACTCAGGAACAGAAGGTACCATGTAGGGGCTTTCTTTGACTGGTGTGCCTATAAGGAAATAGTTAAAGAAGATCCTGCTAGATATATTAAAAAACAAGTAAGACCGGGAAATAGTAAAGTGATAGAACACAACTGGTTATCAGAAGAAGATGTGCAAGTAATTATTGATGCAATAGACACAGACTCATTAGTGGGACGTAGAGATGAAATAATCTTACGTCTTGGCTTTTCATGTGGTCTACGAAAAGCAGAGATAAGGAATTTGACTTGGGGTCAAATAGATTTAGAACAAGGGGAAATTAAATTCATTGGCAAAGGGAGAAAGCTCGCCCATATCGCTGTCAGTGAGAACACCCGACTCCGTTTGATCGACTGGCACTCTACTGCTACTGGGGATTTGGGTAGGAGACCTAAAGACAGCGAGAGTGTCATCATCAAGATCCAATATCGCCCCTCTCTCTCCGAGAATGTCCTCCCTGTCGAAGAAATCCTCTGGAAGGAAGGGTCTGTTTCTGAAAGTCTCATTGTTAAAAGGTGTCAACATTATTCTGATTTCGTAGGTATTAAATTCACTCCCCATGACATGCGTAGGACGTATGCTGGTATTCTTCAGGACAAAGGTGTACCAATGTCCTCCATTCGTGACTGCTTGCGTCACGAATCAGAACTTATGACTATCGCTTACCTAGAAGTTCGCCCAGATAAGACTGCAAGAGCTATGAGAGAAGTTCAGCTAGACTTCGATTAACACTCGCACGGATCACACTTACATTCTTGACACTCACATGTCAATTTAGTCTCCTTGATAGTCTAAAGCTCCTTTCTTAGCAAAGACAGATGGATCACCTGTCTGCCAAAACTTTTCTACTTTAGGGGAAGTGGAGGAAGCTCCAGTAAAGCTCTTAAACTTCATCCCACCTAAGATACGACTAGCGTCTGTACTACTGTATGCCTTACTACATACACCGCACCAGATACCACCCTCCGTGTCTTTATTACACGTAGGACAGTGTTTGAATGTAGTCTTGCCAAATGGGTACTTCTCAGTATCCTCCACTGGTTTTTCTTTTTGTTGTTCTTCCATTTTTCTTTTTCTGGGTATGTGGTTTCTTTTTCTTTTTCATAATTATTAGCTTAATTCAATGAAGATACACTCACCGGGACATTCGTCAGCCGCTTCGATTACTGCCTCAACATTCTCAGGCTTAACATCAACAGTTTCACTCATCTTGTGAGTTGGTTCTTTCGGTGTTTCGGAACCATCTTCCTTGACGTAGAAAAGACCATCATCGTGACCGAAAAAAACAGAGGGTGCTATCTCTTCGCAGAGTCCGTCACCTGTGCAGAGATCTTGGTCAATCCAAACTTTCATTCCTGATAATTCATTCGGTTGCATGTTAACCCGGATGGTTTTCAAGGAACGTGGCATAGGCTTCAGGACTATCTAAAATTATGGTCATTCCACCCTGATAAGGGCTAGGGTCATTCTTCCCTAAAGTCACAGTAATAGCACCCACAAGAGTACCAATAGCTACCAACAAACCTGTTATAGCGGCGATGAGTTTAACGGCTTTAGATGTGCCGTCTTTCTCCTCACTCATTGTATTCGTAGAACTCTTTACCCCAGTTCTTACTTTGAATAGCTTCTTCAGCTAGATATATACGATCCCAGATCGTGCTAAATTCTGAAGGAACCCAAGCGAGACCAGCGATAATCTCTTTCATTTCATCTACGTCATCTCTGATTATTTCTACATCAGCCGCCATAGCGCTTGTAATATGAGAAGGAGTAAAACGGCTAAGGTCATCGACCCTAGCGCTCCGCAAATCATCAAGACCGCCAGCATTTTCCATGACTCCTTGAGATATTTCATCAAGTTTCGCCAGAACTGTACTGTCTGTCCCAGTGTTGCCCTCAATTACCTGTACCTGCTTTTCTAAATCGTCAATCCTTCCAGCAATTTGTGATGCCTTCCAGACGACAGTGCCACTAACCACGGCTACGGACATAATAAGTCCAAGAGTTATCCTAGATACTCCTATTTTCTTTATGTCCGTAATATCGTCCATGGTTATGCTTTATCTACTTGCGCTCTGTATTCTTTCACAGCATTTTTAATCACTGCTATTCCTGCTGCAGCAGCAGCAGTCAAAGCACCTTTAACGCTAGAAGTGTCCGTAACCACCCAGATAGCCAAGAAGGATTGAAGGGCTGTACTAATAGCCTTCTCTCCAACTGACATCCAGTTGATCTCTTTTGCTTTAACCTTAATAGTCATATATCTTTCCTTGTTAGGGGGTCCACTACACCACCCGAAGTCTGTTACTAAGAACCTACTTTTCGGAGGGTTAGAGTCGCTATTAAACGAATTGCAGAACCTGATCTGGAAGGTTCGTATAAGGTAACCGCCTGTAAATCACAGGCTTCAACCTCAAAAACATCTGTGGAGCCAGTCACATGCCAGTCAATATCTTGAAATTTAACTCTCGTTTGAACAAGATTCTGTAGTGTCCTAGCTCTCCTAATACCTGCACCTTCACCATTCTCACCAAGAGGCGCACCATTCATTCCTTTCAAATGATCGCCACAATCAACAGGTATCTGTATGAGGGTGTCTGCCAAGCCAAGAGGATGGTATCTAGCTGACAAGAAAGTCAGCGCACAGTCACCAGAAGCATTACCAACAAATGACAGCTTCAATCCCAACTCTTTAGATTGTTTACCTATCTCTACAGTATGGGTTTTTAACTGTTCAGAAACCGTACCACCAGTAAGAGAAGAATAATTAGCCCCACCGTCTACAGTTGCAGTAACAGTAATTGACTCGCCAGTTCCTAAAGGGTCCATAGTGAGAGTTACATCATCCCACACCTTGAACAAACCAGAAGCACCATCAGCGAAAGAAGTCTTTAACTCTCCAGCAGTAACAAACTGTGAAGCATGGGTTCTGTAAACTCCATGCCCTCTTATAGAGAACACAGGTAACCCTTGCCAAATACTTATAGAAGAAACATCACCATCAACACTAGCCTCATACCATTTAGCCCAACCACCAGTAGTTAATGAAACGGCACCTGTGCCAGCATGACTACTAGCCATTGTTTTCCAACCAAACAACATTAGATCCTCGTGGGTAGCAAAAGCTCCCACTTTATGATCTGCTGAAGTTCCGACAGGGGCTATCTCTGTAACAACAGTGGCTATTAAAGCGCCACTACCATCGACTACACATTGATACAGTAGAGCCTGTCCTTTATTAGAGCCTTCTGGTCTATAAGCTCTAACCCAAACATACCCTCCACCTGTAGCAACAGTAGCCACCTCCAAGCCATCGGGTAGTTTAAGTGCCTCAAAAGGCACGAAGAAATCACCTGATTCATCTAAACCTAACTTCCAAGCATAGACAGAACCAGTAGCAGAGGTAGAACCTCCAAAATAGAAATGACCACCAGTAGACCCACCAAGAGTAATAGTCGTTCCTTCAGGTAAAGTAAGATGCCCATTAGATTTTTCTTCCGCTCCACTGTCATTGAGAGTAGTAAATCTATTAGGCGTAGAACCTGCACTGGCTACCGCCGCACAAATTCTTCCTGCAGCCCATTCAACTTCATAAGCATTTTGGGTAGACCAAGCACCGGGATTTGAACTAGTAGTACCTCTATGAATATCCGTCCCATTACAGGCGTACCATTTTTGACCATCACTTGTCAAATCAGTTACTGCAGCACCTGAAGCCGCAACAGTAATAGCTTGTGGGCTTGCACTTGGAGAAGTCACATACTTGAGGGCTAAATCACCTGTCTGCATGTAAAGAGTATTCCCCACAACGACATGCCTTAAACTTGCATAGCTCTCAGCCTCTTCCAGAACGACAGAAGGTAAGAGTTTTATCTTTCCGGGATCTGTAAAAGGGTCTAAACCAGTTGACTCCCAATAGCCAGAAGCAGTAGAAGAACCTCTATGTAAATACTTTTGACCAGCACCTGCATCCCATGTGTCAGCAGCAGCGAAAGAGTATCTTTCGATTGCCTCACTGAAAGGGGTATCAGAAGTGGCTAACCGCTGAGGGTCAAGAGGTATAACCTGACGGCGGTACTCTTGACCTTTCTCTGGATGGTCTGCCAGCATATAACCTGTGCCATTGATGCCCACTTGATAAACGTGTCCCACACTTGAGAGATCAGGAAAATCAAAAACATCAACATATTCAACCTTTACTAATAGGGATTCTTCAGCAGCCATTAACTTGACCTAACTCCATAGTTGTTCTTTAACTGTAAACGGATGTCATATTCCACACCATTACTAAAGGTGAATGGAATATCATAAGTAGTGCCACTTCCAGCAGTCCAACCTGAATCATGTAGCTCTATAGTGGTGTCCTTATCAAGGACACGCACCCTGTAAAAAGACTGTGTGTTACCTCCATCAGAGAAACTCCAAGCAAGGGTCACATTTTGAGCCTGAGTAATAGTCATTTGTGCATCACTGGGAACAGTGACACCCTCTAATGTAGTCATGGCAGCTTGAGGGTTACCCCAAGCGTAGGTCACATTAGCTGAGGCTTCACTAGAAAAAGATCCAACAGTGTCTTTAACCTGAACTACCCACTTGTTAGTGGCAGCTACAGGGACACTTTCTTCATCTATATCAAATGTGTAGCTGGTATTAGCACCTAGCAACCACCCTGAATCAAAAAAGGTTGAACTGCCTGCAGAGTTCTTAGCTTGAACACGGTAATAAGTTTGAGGTCTACCTTGTGGCTGAGTGTAAGACCAAGTGACAGTCGAATTGGCAGAAGTGTTAGCAGTGGTAGTGGCGGCAACAGCAGAGACTACAGGGGGATCATGTACTACCCCTGTCTCACCGCCTAAAGCGGTAGTGCCAAGTGCAGGCACTCCTAAAGAAGGCATTATTCAGCCTCATACTCTACGACAAGTCGCCCTGTACTGTCAGCAATCCCACATTCTTCTGATTTCATATCCTTGTCTTGACGTTCGGAAATAACTATCCACATAGCGATAGCACCATCTTGACCTTCTATTGTCAAAATGTTCTCATTGATAGACCAAGTAACAGATTCTCCAGCAGGGCAGGAAACAATAGACCAAGGTTCTCTGGACAGAGCCTGCCAAGTTCCCTCAGTCATACCAGAAACTTCATCAATGTTTACTTCAGCACGACCACCTTCTAGCATCACCATACCTCTGTAGATTAGATCAGCTTGTGGTCCTTCAATGAAAGAATGTCTTAAACGCATACCTTCTTGAGTCGGATGTTCTATGTCGAAAGTACCACTTGTTTTTGCTAAAGCTCCAGTGATGGTAAACCCACCTGCATGGGCTCTGGCTCTTTCAGTCTGAGCAGTCTTTAGAATAACTTTGGCTGTAGAGCCAGACGAAACAGCACTATCAGTATCAGCATCTATCACGACAGAGCCATCAGACTCGTCTGCACTGATAAAACTATTAGCTGTAGTGTCAGTATTGGTAAATTTAATTGTTGCATCCGAATGGTTGATATGCAAAGCCTCAGCGGGTCCACCACCACTCCATGAAGAAGCAGTGTCTTTAATACCTAGACGTTCATTGCTGTGGTCGTAGGTGAAATTGGCAGTAGAGATCATAAAATCATCGACAATACCTGCAGTTAAGGGAGCGACTATTTTCCTGTCCGTATCCCAATTCTGTGCTGATGTACCTTCTTGCGCCCTAACTATCGTTAGAGTGTGAGGTCCACTGTCTTGAATACCAGTTACCTTAACAATCTCTGAAGCATGTTCCGTGGCATCAGGATCAATCACCATCATCATGTAATTAGTGGCTGATAAGCCACTAGGAGCAGTGGTGTTGGTATCAAAGTTGACGCTCGCTGTTACTGCAGATGAACCCAAAGCAGTGTTCAGCGAACCTTTGATGAAATTCTTAAATTCTCTAGTTAATGACATAATGTTTCCTTATAGCAAATGAGGCATTTTTCTGTACGGTCTATACTTAGGCACATACTGAAGAGACTTCGCCTCATCTATCCTGCGGTACACCTCGCCCCACAATTCTCTAGCCCACCTTAAATTGACACCTTGCCTCATGGCAGCGTCTTGATTCCACTCTTCTATCTTGTCAACCTCCATACGGTTCACTTCTCTTCTGGTTGTTGCATAGGCAGCAGCCCAAAGAGCAGGAATATCCTCTGAACCTAAAGGCAGGTTTACAGTTCCAGTCTCCTCTTCAGAGGTAAACTCGTAAGGAGTTTGAAATACAACTATAACTGAATCCTCATTCTCTACAGAAGTAGGAAGTCTTAAAGCCTTACCACTCGATACATCAGTAGTTGGCATATCTTCTTCAAACTGCCAACCGTTAATATCAATTATCCTTCCTGTCTGACCAATGATATGCCTCACTGAATACACCCTCATCGTGTTAGAAGGCATCACAATGTACTGCAAATCCGTAGCACGAGACATGGATTGAGATGTCAGACTGGGAATAAAAGCATTCAGAGCAGAGTTGAAACACCGAGCTAAATAACTTTTTACAGAGTTACGAGACCAAGGAGGGTTAATGAGTGAAGTAGTGCCTGTCGTATGACCGCTGCTTGCTGTTGTCCCTGCATAGCCTCGTGCTACTGTCAACACAGGGGTAGCATCGCTAGACTTTGCTGTTATCAAGCACAACTCACTGCCTAACTCAAGAATATCAGTCACTTGTACTCTAGTCGCATCACTTACTGTTAGTTGAGTATCAGAAGCAGTATCTAACGCATTACTACCCACAGTAACCTGAAAAGGACGTTCTGAGTCACGGTAAAGCATCTCTAATGTATCCTCTATAAGAGTTCCCTGTGAAACTGTGGTTGTCGTAGCCATCGCTTACCTACCCTTGATATGTCACTTATTTGAATTTGAACCGTGAAGGTGTCTTTCTATAACGGTTTACCGTTATATAAGACAGATTCGTTGCCCTGTCACCGAAAAGATTAGCCATATCCTCTGATATGGAGAAAGAATCACCCGGAGCTATCGTTGTACGATCCCCACCAATATCAAGATCTGTGCCTTCGGCAACATCATCAGAAAGAAGAATTAGGTCAACCAGATTGTCAACAACACTACTCGTGTCTGCATTGGATAGATCTATACCATGAGCTTCCAGTATCGAAAGAGCTTCAGTAACAGTGACAGCATTAGTAAATGAAAGAGTCACATCTGTAGCTGCGGCAGTATCCGACTGTGTTCCTACGTCTATGTTGATGAAACTTCCACCACCACGATAACGGTTATCGTTTCTGTAATCATTAGAGAATCTGTATGCCTGTTCTGATCCATAAGAATACCGAACAGTGTCAGAGTCTGTTAAAGAGTTGCCTTGTGCTTCGGTTTCAGCACCAGAGCCAGTGTCAGCTTGATCCAAGACGAGTGTCATACTGTCAAAGAATTGTTGACTATCACTTGTCAATGCAACTACAAGAATAGAAGGAACTTCTACTTCACTTGCAGATAGTTGATCTGTTAAGACTAAAGAGACAGTTAAAGTTTCACTGTCAACAACAGTGATCGTGTCGAAAAGGGGTGTAGGGACTGATGTAGTTCTATAACTGAGAGTTGAACGATAGTTGGCAGAATTTCTATAAGTTAGATCGTAATTATCTGCATTAGAGAAAAGGTTTCTATACCCTATGTTTGTTCGATAGTTAAAAGTATTTCTATATAAAAGCTCATAAACGCCGGGTCGGTATTTGCCTGATCTATATAGAACAGATGACCTGTAGGTCATTATTTACTCTTCTTTCGCTGCTTCAATCATTTCAACAGCCATTATTCTCGTTCACTTGGGAGTATATACTCATCCCATTTTTGTTCTTCTTCATTCCATTCATACTCTGTTGAATTATCAATTTCTTCAGGAGCGATTCCTTCCCAAGGATGTGGAACAGGGGCATACCATCCAGCCATCTTTGTTCCATTACTAATCCATGTCCAAGATGGATGAGGACTGTCAGGTTTAACGAAAGATAAAGAATCTTCATCCCAGCTATGACCTGCAAGCCATTCACCTGCTGATTCTGGGTGTCTCCAATAACCGTCATCATCTAAAGTCCACGAAGGATAAGGTTGCGGTTCAACTTGAAAAAGGTCACGATCAGGTAAATAAACTGATCCTTCACCTGCATACCGACCTCTTATCTTCCCATTGTAAGAAGTTTGAATCCAAGTACCTGAATCTGGGTAATGATCGTTAAGGAAATCAATCCCTAACTGTTCGTTTTCTACACCATCAATAGTCATGTCATTATTGTCAATGACAAGAATTTGTACTACTACATTGTTTTCGTCTAGTTCAGCGAAGTGAGCCATTTAACCCTCCGTTACCCAACGAAGTACAACAACGCCTGACCCACCGTTACCTCCTAATCGTGACGACACGTTTCCATCAGGGTATCTTCCACCGCCACCGCCACCAGAATTAGCGACTCCAGCACCGGGAGCCGACGCCGCTCCAGAATACGAACTTCCAGCACCTCCACGACCAGTACCACCCGCAGTACAACCAGTGGAATCAAGTTCATACTCGCCGCCATTTGAATCAAGTCGATACAAAAGCCCGCCAAAACCGGGATATGAATTACCTTGAGCCTGAGGCGCTCCACCGCCTCCACCGAAAGCAGTAGTCCCACCTGTGTAAGGGTCAGTAATCGTAGCGCCAGTCATGTAATTGTTGGTTTGCCCAGCAGAACCTTTCCTTTTTACAGTCCAAGACTGCGCTGTTTGAGTAGTACCAGTTCCACCACCAGACGCTCCCGAAAGAGTGGCACCACCACCGCCACCGCCGGCACCCTGATTATTTATTGTTGGATAACCCCAATCCACGAAACCCGTAGCACCATTAACTCCCTCTACAGGAGAGTAACTGCCTTGGTTACCTGCGCCACCTGCGGCTCCTTGATGACTTCTGGAAGTTCCACCGCCTCCACCAGCACCACCAGTCGCACCAACTTGGTATCCATAAGAAGGGTAACCTATTCCCGGGTTACGGTTACCGCCCCCACCTCCACCTGTCGTTGTATTGCTTGAAAAGGTAGTGTTACCTCCCGAACCAGATGTAGTTACATTCCAAGCGGCAGTACCGCCTGCTCCGATAGTAACTGTGTGAGCCGCAATGCTTAAAGTTTGGCTAGTGAACACACGAACACCACCGCCACCTCCTCCGCCACCCATACAGTCGTCAGTAGTTCCTCCAGCACCTCCACCTGCGACAATCATATAATCGAAAGTAAGACTGTTCGGATTAGTCAAAATAGTAAACGAGCCTGAACCTGTCCATGTCAAAGACGAATAAGTGGTGTGAGTACGAAGAACAGGTGACCCACTAGTCGAGTAGGTCATAAGAGCTGACGCACCTGATTCTTGTATCGACCCTATAATAAGTGGATTAAAAGTCATTTTAAGCCCCCTTTATTAAGCTAGCTTACCAATAAGTGTCCAAGCATCAGTAGCAGTTTTAATCAAACATGCAGAAGCGTACTGCCCGTCGATCTCTTTCGAAGAATCAACAGACGTTATCGTCACACCCGACCCTTGAGCCAAAGTGCAGTTAGCTGAACCAATGTTCTGAACAATGATCTGAGTACCTATTGCGTAAGCCACTGAAGAATTTGGTGGCACTGTGAATGTTTGTGCGGAACCGTTAGAAGAAGTAACGAGTTTTCCAGCGTCGCCGATTACGAAAGTGTACGTGGTGCCTGTCTGGTTATTAAAAGCTATAGGAGCTACTACACTCCCGCCGACAATACCACCTGTCACAGTAAGATCGTCAGCCATAGTGACATTACCGTCAGCTACCGCCAACGCTGTTTGGGCATTAGTTCCTGTTATTGTCAGAGATTCCGCTGAGGAATCCCAGACGAGAGCGTCACCCGCTGTGTCTGAGTGGAAAGTTACGTCCCCACCATTACCATCGCTACCAATAGTTAAACCTGTTAAAGCCCCAACAGAAGTGATAGCGCTTTGTGCAGCACCTGTAACAGTCGCCGCTGTACCAGAAGCATTACCTGTGACATTACCTGTCAAAGCACCAGCGAAAGCAGTAGCGGTTAATGTTCCAGTGCCAGCGTTGTAAGTTACACCTCCATCGGTCTTAGCCCCTAGTGAACCTGTAGCTGATTCAAAGAGAGCCACACTGCATGAGGTGTCAGTGGTATCAGCAACAGTGACTGTAGTACTGTTTGTAGCTGTGGCAGAGTTGCCTGTACAGGAACCAGCCGAACCTGAAGCATTACCAGTAACATTACCAGTAAGCGGTCCAGCGAACCCTGTCGCTGTTAAAACCCCAGTGCCAGCATTGTATGTGGCACCACCATCAGTCTTAGGAGCAAGATCACCAGTAGCATCTTCAAACAAAGCTACTGAACACGTAGTGTCAGTAGTGTCAGCTACCGTAATTACTGTAGGAGTACTAGAAGGGGCAGCAGCCCATTCAGTGTCCCCATCTGCTTGCTTTACAAGTACATGGTTAGTCGAAGCAGTGGCAGCCGTTGTAGCTCCGACACCAAGTTTCGTTTCCAACGCAATAATAGCGCCAGAAGCATTTGTATGAACTTCGTCATGCAAAAAACCGGCATCATCCATTTCTGTAGATGCTGTCGGTGACGGCTGTTGAGTAGAGGTGTCAAGAGATGAAGGATAATTAGTAGCCATATTAGGACACCGTTATTGTTACTGTTAGTGTCCAACTTGATCCTGAAGCCTTTGTTCCTAAAGAAGCTACCTTTCTATTCAGGTTCGTTGAACTATTGGAATTGCCATTAGCAATAGACCATTCATTCCAAGCGAAGTTACCATCGCTTGATCCCCAAATTGAACGCCAAGTCACTGTCTGACCAGAGCGAGAAGGGTACGAGGATTCCATAGCCTTATACGATTTATTAGAAGAAGCCTGCAAACCTGTTTGTGCGGCGGCTGGGGAGGCACTACTGTCTCCCACACCTATATAACTATTTCCATTATTGAAAGCGGTTCCACCTGCTCCGATTAAGAGATCTAAGAGAAGGTTAATGCCCTCATTTAGAAGAAGGTTATCTTCAAGAGAGGTAACATCATCTGCAGGTTTACCTGCAAGAAAGTCCTCTTCCTTCTCCCATTTATCTACTGTCGCAAGAACATTCCATGTCTTGCTGTTTAATGTGTCTGATGACATATAAACCTTTCCTATATCCACCCATCAGCTTGGGACACCCGACCTAAGTCGGATGCCCCTAGCCTATGGTGGACCGCCTAAGCGGTAGTTGAATCAGTTACCTGATTATGGGTGGTGCGGACTTTGATAGTCACACCCACGTTGCCAGAACCTGTGTGGTCCATAACTGCCCTCATGTACGGCTTGTACACATGGGCTGCCATACGGCGTGTTGTGTCATCATCAGAAGCTCCAACAGTATCGAAACGTCCGTAAGAAACTGTGTTAGTTCCACTTCCGTCATCAGCACCTTGAATCTCAACATCGAATCCTGTTACAGATCCTCCGATGGTTCCAAGAGCCATTTCAACTTGAACGTCACAAGGACGATCAACCTGAACCCATGATCCTGTTGTATCTGAAGTCACATTGCCTGTGGCTTGTAATGTAGGTGCATTGGCATCATTTATTATGGTGCCGGGTCCTACTGTTCTTGTTGCTTGTGCCATTATTATCAGCCTCCTTAAGCGTTTACGCCAGCTAGACGACAAACTGAGAAACTGTTAGCCACAACGATGCCGGGGTAGACTTCAACACGACCAAGGTGACCGGGAGCCGCCTCTGTTTCGCCGAAATCTACGACATCGAATGATCCGCCAAGACCAAGAATACCGTAGACGTTTTCATCTGTTCCAAAAGCCATTGCATAAATGGAAGATGATGCGTTTTGATTTCCTTGAGTCTCGTCATGACCAAGAATGGCTGTGCCACTCGAGTCATCGCCAACAATACGGATAGGAACACCGTTGTAGATATTAACTTGTCTACCGAACGAGTCTGTTCCTACGTCAATAAGGCTCACACCTGAGTAGGTGCTACGAGCCAAGCTGTTGATCTTGCGTCTATTGACACGGTTCATCAACAAAACATCAGGACTTGATTGCGAACGCAACGAGTCGAATGTTTGATCGAGCATGTCCAATGTCAGCGTAGCACCGTTAGTGCCTGCTGATATTGTCTGCCCTAGACCCTCTGAAATGAGGGAGTTGATACCCTTGAAATCCTTTGCAGTTCCTGTGCCGTCAAAGAAATACTTGTCGAATACTCGTGACATCGCTTTAGCGAATTTTGAGTACTGACGAGCTTTAGCTGATATTTGGTCAGCCTGAACTCGGACAATGTAATTATCTATGAATACCTCGCCACCAAGAATTGAGCAACCGAAGAAACGCTCGGTGTCAGTTCCATGTGAACGAGTGTAAGATTCATTGACATCACGGAAAGCAGGGGTTGGAAGGGTATCCTCAACGCTTACCTTGAGGGCGTTGCCAGTAATGCTCGTAAATGGGAGCATTTCAAGGATCGGTGACTCTTGGATTAGTGTTGAAACAACACCACGACCAAGAGTGGTCGAACCATATTTGGCTGCCTCAAGAAGCGAAAGGCTTCCTGTAGCCATTTTTTTCTCCTTAGTAGGTAGTCAGTAGTAGGTTTACTGCTTGCCTCTGAGGGCTGCATCAATAGCATCTAAGCCCATTAAATCTGTCGTATCATTCACTGGGGTGGCATTGCCACCTATCGCAGAGACTGTACGAGTTCTCTGATGTGCCGCTACGTCTTGTTTAGCAGGAGTTTGTGTGGGAGTAAGGAAGTCATTGACTGCCTTATCCAACTCATCTCCTACATACCCTTTTCTAGCAAGCATGTCCTTAGCAAGATCGACCTGTTGGTTTGTCCGTTCCTCTTGGATCAGACTTGCCTTTTCAGTCATTTCACTAAGGTTGACATCTAGTAGATCATCGACTTTAACTAAGCTGTATCCATTCTCTGCAATCACCTCTTGGGCTTTCAGGTTGGATAATTCAGTAGTTAATTGCCTATTTTCACTAATTGTCTCCTCCAGCTTTCGCCGAAGGGTTGATCCTGTCTCTTCGGTGACTTCATCGTCATCGTAATCATCCATGATCTTCTCCTACGCTCGGTGTTACCTACGCTCAATGATTCCGAGGTAAATCATCGAGGAATGGTTCACTACCTCTCCCAAAAAGTGTTTACTAATACGAGAGAGAACGACCTGTTTGTGTAAATCTTGTGCCTTCTTGACCCATTTGGAACCCACCAGCACGTTGTCCAAGCGCTCTTTCTGCCTGTTGAGCGTAATGAATCTCTTTACCTTTGCCTAAAAGTTCCTGATCTAAAAGCTCTCTGCCAAAATCTGCACCACGATTAACCCTGTTCAACATTCCACTCAAAGCAGAACCTTTTTCACCTAGTCTGGAATATGCAGTAGTCAATTTTGCTGAGTCAATACCAGCTTGACGGAACTCTTCTAAACGTGCCTTGTCAGGAATAGCAAAGCCAGCTTGTGTAGCTGCTGATCCCATGACTGCATACTCAAAAGCTCTAGTTAATTCTGGCAACTGCATAGTTCTGGTATCTGCTGCTGAACCTCCACCAGTGAATATAGAAGCCATGAGTCGCTGTCCAAACTCTGGATCTAATTGCAATACACGAGACACGGCAGTTCCTGTCATATCTCCTCTTGCCTGCATTCTTTCCAGAGTCTCTACAACAGCATTTGTAGAGACTTGACGAGCCCTGTCAATATAGGTTGCATAATCCAAAGGTTGCGAAGCAACATTTTGATCGTAATTATTCACCAGTTCATTCCTGAACTGTGGAGAAACTGTAGCTTGAAACAAATCATCTACTGAAACTTCCATCCCTGCATAAACAAAGAAAGCGTCCCGAAGATCTCTAGAGCCTTCTTCAAGAGCCCTGTAATAATCAAACCTTGAGGCTAGTTCATTAGATTCAATACCAGCATCAAAGAAAGCCACATAATCCATAGGGGAGTCAGTAGCAGGATCGTAAGCACCATAATCTATAAGAACATTTCTTAGATTACGGCGAGCAGATATATATTGACCTTCATTGTCAAAACGTCTTATACCACCAGATCCAGCCATGCCGGGGAACTGTTGTTTGTAAACTTCAGAAGCTCGTAACTCAGCTACGATTTGTTCTGCAGTAGCGTTCTCGATAGCTAAATCTTTTATCATATCCAAGAAGCCAAACTCTGAAGCCCAAGGAAAATCTGCTGCTATCTTAGCTACTAAACCTTCGGCAACTTGATTAGCTGGGTTCTGATTGTAAACCCCACCTTGATCGTTAGGGTTACTAAGTGAAGGATCAAATCCTCCTGTCTGTACAGTTTCATCACTTGGTGGTATAAATGGGTCTGTTGTTGAACCTTGACCCCACACCCTTTCACTAGAGTGAAACAACTCCCAAGCCGAGAATTTATTCTTACCTTCTGCCAAAGTAGGATTTTGAGATAACCAAACCTGAAAACGATTCTGTTGTGCCTGTAATTCCGCTGTCCCCACAGGGTCCCATTTAGCCATAGCTTCAGGAGCCATACCACTCATAGGTACAACAAACTCAGGATCAGCTAAAGGATCTCCAGCACGAACAACCTTCCCTGTCGAATCACGAGTCGCATACTGGACATCAGGGTTTTCTTCAACAAACTGTTTCTTCTCTGCTGGGGAAAGGTTAGCCCACCAGCCCTGTGTAAAACTCATTTTATATAAATCCCATCTTCTGTCCTACAAGACTGAAATT